GCAAGCACTTCAAGTTCGTTCATACAACCTCCTCCATCGCGTCAGTGATCTGACGATACGCCTCTTCTGGCGAGATGTCGCTGGTGTCCACGGTAAGGTCAAACTCAGCCGCTGTCCAGCCCACCTCGGTGATGTCCTTCGTGCCGAGCAGTTGCCCACCCATCCTGCGCTCCCTGACCTCGTGGTCAGCGGTGAGGCGCACGATGAAGATCTCCGGGTCAACCATCCTGAGGTAGTCCACTTCCTCCGGCAGACGCACATCGTCAATGACCACGCCGTAGCCCAGCCGCTGGATCTCAAAGTAGTCCTGGCGCCAGACTCGGAGCCAGAACTTGCGGTCCACCTCGCGCAGGGCCGCACCAATGTCTTGGAGCAGTTCGCGCCCAGTGATAACCGTCAGCCCTGAGTAGCGGTCCACCGTGAGCGTCTCGTCCTTGCCCAGTTGCCGATAGGCAAGGTTGGCAAGGTGCTTGATCGCATCAGCGATGCCGTGCCGCTGGTAGCCACGATGCTCACCGAAGAGCGCCGCGATGCTGGACTTGCCAGCACCCTGTGGTCCGAGGATCGCCACCGACCTCACCACTTTGTGTTCAGCAGTGCCTGCGGAACCCTCCTGTAGTCATCCACTTGGCGACCATTCGCCCAGGCGTCTTCTGCCTTCAGCCATCCCACAACCTCCACCGTGCGGTATTCGGTGGCTGGGTCTGGATAGGCAAGGAAGAGAACCTTCTTCTGATTGAGGTCTTTCTCCCTCACCACCAGCCCTGCGCCTGGGTGCGTGATGTGGCGCACTTCGATGTTGCGACCGACATCAGGCTCGTCCTTGTGCAGTGCGTGTTCCTCTTTGGGCCAGACCTTGCCGTGGTACACGCGGTCAGTTGCCTTACCGACTGCACACTCTGCAACCGACATCACGAACCCGGCGTCAGCCTCGTCCTTGTAGACCTTGCGGCTCTGGTCAGAGTAAGCCGGTGTGTCCTTCGTCTTGAGGTTCACCAGTTTGAGTTGGCGTCCTCGCTCCTTAGCGAGCAGCCACTCCTCTTCAGTCAGTGTGATTCTCATCCTTTATTCCCTCCAAGAATCTCGTGCAGCGGAATCATCCTCTTTGCTTTAGTAAGAGTATGGCTCTTCTCTGTTTCTTCTCTTCTCTTCTCTAGTGCGTGACCGAACCGTGACTCAGCCCCTTTTCCCGCACGACTGCGTTGCTGGCGTTCGGCTGAGGTCGGGTCGACTTGCCAGCGAGACCAGTTTGAGACGGTGATGAGACCGACCTGAGACTCCTCCAGCAAGCCTTCGGTAATGAGCCGAGGGACCGCGCGAGAGAACTCTGGTCCGAGGATTGTTTGGAGGTGCTTGCGGTCTCGGAACTCGCCGCCCTTGCGCATCTCCTTTGATACTTCAAGGATGATGATGAACGCGCGGAACTGTAGATGCGTGAGGCTGCTGATGATCGCGTCCTTGTGTGCCTGTGCTGACCACTTGATCCATAGGTTCATTTCGTCCTCCAACTTCTCCGATGGTGTTTAGAACGGCAACTCGCTGAGGTCTTCCTCTGGGACGAGTTTTGGTTGTGCCGCCGGTGCAGAGTGCGCTGCGACCCACTGCTGGCTGGGCTTGTCCTTGCACCAGCCGCCGTCAGGCGTCTTGTGGCTGGCCGCGTAGAAGGCGTTGTACGGCTTGCCGCTCACCTTGCTTACGCCGCCTGGCTTCAACTGCCAGTCGTTGCCGTGAGAGCAGGTGCCTTCGCTGGCGCCTGAGACAAAGAGCATCGCTGCCGCAGCCATCACCTGATCGTCTGCGGACATCCTGCTAGAAGCCTCTACAGAGGGTGCTGGAGCGTCGGAGACGCGCGCTGCCCTACTAAGTGGCACTGGGACACCCTTCTCTGGGCTGTAGAGGCTCCTCCCCACGCCAACCTGTGCGGCGCACCTGCGGAGCGCGTCGCTGGCCGCGGACTTCAGCGGCTCGTCATCCTGCGTGGAGTTCGGATAGCCGAAGTCCTGTCGGATGGTGGACTTGCCGTCAATCACGATGACCAGCGAGCCGTGGACCACGCCACGGATCGGATCAGCCACCTTGACCTCAAACTGCCAGCCCTCAATGCCGAGAACATCGTCCAGCCGCTGCGCGACCGCTCGCGCATCGGCGTAGGTGAAGGTCATCCCTGCTCGCCCTGGGCGATGCTTCAGGTCTTTCTCCTCGAATGGTGCTGCTAGTGCTGCTGCGATTTGCTTGCTCACTTGTCCACCTCCTCTGTCTTGAACTTGAACACTCGCGCACCGGGAACTTCCCGCGTGTACGCATCCACAATGTCCACCGCAGGCTTGATCGCCTCCAGCAGAAGTTTGTAGTCCACCTTCTGGCTTGACTTGTTCTGCTTCCAGGTGGCTGACCACCCTTCGCCTGCGATGCCAGCCTTCACGCCAATGGCCTCCTTGAGACTAATGGCGAGGTTCTGGAGTTCTTGATCTAGCAACTTTGATTCGTACTGCTTCTCGGCGTAGATCTGTGCCACGCGATCAAGCCCAGCGTCAGCCTGCGCCCACTCCTCCAGACCGTTCCACGGCGTGACCGATGCCAGCGCGTCGCTGTCCTCGCCCCACAGTGGTGGTGCGGTGTCGGTTGCGAGCAGGTTGCGGAACTCCACCGCCTTGCGGTACAGGTCCGTCTGCATCTCAACGCTCGCCTCAACACGCTCAATGCGGAAGACGAGACCGCCGAGCAGGACCGCGATGTCGCACCACGGCGCGCCAGTGACGAACATCTGCCACTGCACCTGCGCGACCACCTCTGGCGGCACAGGATGCAGACTCCAGCGCGGTGAGGTGCTGGTCTTGATTTCTACCAAGCCCTCCTCGCCGACGATGGTTCTGTCAAGTGACGCCATCGCCCACGGCATCTCCTTCAGCCGGACAATGCCGTTGCTGCGGCGCAACTCGCGGCCAGTCTCCATCTCGTAGAACTCAGCCACCGCGTTCTCCAGGAGGATGCCGCGAACGGCTGCTGGTCCCACTGGGTCTGGCGTGTATTTGCCCAACTTCTCAGCCCAGAGTTGGAAGGGCGTCTTGTATGGGTTCAGCCCTGCGATGACCGAGACATCGGTCGCCGTGATGCCTTCAGCCCTAAGTGCGAACCACTCTGGGCTGCGCTGCTCTGCCTTGACGAATTCGTACTGCTTGCTCACTTTCCGTCCTCCTTCCACTTGGCAACCGCCTTCGCGCGGTATGCCTTCAACTCTGCCTGCGCCTGCTTCAAGAGCAGCCGCGCTTCTTCCTGCCTGAAGCCGTCGTCACCTGAATACTTGTAGATGCCAACCAGATTCGTGTAGTGCGTGACCTTGCAGTCCTCGCACAGCCGCTGGTAAAGCACTGGCTTGACCTCGCTCTGGCGCGTCGCCAGACAGACTGAACACTTCCACTTGATCACTTGCCCTCCTTCTTTGCTCGATCTTTCTTCGCCCAGCCCTCGCCGGTGAAGACGATGGCTGCTGGCGTGTAGACCATCCGCATCCAGCGGCCGCACTTCTCGCACCTGGGGTTATACAACTGCGTGATTGAGTGCGTGTGTTCCTCACGCGCTCCACACTCGCCGCAGCGGTATTCGTAGACAGGCATCAGCCCAAGATCCCAAACAGGAACACGATGAAGCCCATCGCCAGGCACAGGATGCCGATGTCAAGCAAGAGCGCCGCGCGCTTCTGCTGCTGCACCAAGATGCTCGTCTTGATTGCCAGTTGCCTGTAAACGACAGGCTGCGTTGCTCGGTTTAGTTTCACTTGGTCACCCCCAATGCGATCAGCACGCCGATGCCTGCGTACAGCGCCAGCACAATGAGGAGCGCGAACCTCGTGTCCCAGAACTTGTCAGCGACCGACACGCGGTACGGCTTCGCATCACCGAACTCGTGCTTCGCTCGCTTGCGATTGTCTGGAGTGCGCGGGTCGTAGAGCCGCGTCGTCTTGCCGTTCACGGTACGGCTGAATGTCTGTGGCTTCCTGTTCACTTGCCCTCCTTCTTGATCTTGCTTCGCTTGGCTGGCTTGGTCTCTTCCTGAAAGAAGATCCCAAGTTCACGCATCGTCCTAGCGAGGATTGCGTCCTCAAGGCGCTTCGCCGTCTTGTCATCCACGCCGATGACCTCAATGAAATCGTCCTTTGACTTCTTCACTTGACCTCCTCTGCGAACGCCGTCCACGGCGTCGCTGCTACTTGATTGCGCCCAACGCGGCGCGGTGCCGGTACGCCGTAACTGAAGACCAGCATTGGCATCTTTGGATCTGTGGACTTGATGATCTGCGTGCAGACGCCATCACGAACGCTGGTGTTGGCGCGGATGAACTCGTGATCGAGTTTTGGCATCGCGGCGCAGCGGCCGCACTCGCCGTCCTCAACTTGCATCCAGTCGCGCAGTCGCATCCCCGCGCTGTAGTTCATCGTGTCCTTCACGCACTGCTCGCAGAGCGCCTGCTCTGAGTTTGGGTGCTGGTACAACTCTGTCACTTTGCAACCTCGTCGCTCACCGCGATCACCGCGCTGCTGATGATTTCGTACTCGCTGTTGCCATCAGCGCCGAGACCGCTCAGTGACTCACCTTCGCCGGTGCTTGCCAGTGCCTCTTCAATCGCCTCAGCGATCTCGTCGCGGCTGGCGAACTTTCCCTCAATGCGCTCCACGACGATCTCAAGTTCAACCTTGAATGTGTGTGCCATCTTGTCCTCCTTATCAGGATCAGCCGAGTGGCTGTTCCTCCCTGATGTCACGAGTCTAGACCGTGATGTCACGGCTCGTCAAGGGGGTAGTTGGGAGGTGGTCCCCCCTGCCGTGGAGGAGGTCACGACAGGGGGATGAGCCGCCCGAAGGCGGCCTAGTCAATGTCCTCGTCCACAAGGTCCACGATCACCTCAATGCAGAGGGCGCAGAGCGCGTGCGAGACCACCAGATTGTAGCCGCTTGGACTCGTCAGAGTCTCTTCACCAAATCGCCAAACGCGCCCAGATTCGCCGCAACTTGAGCAGACTCCAGGGAGCGGCGGGTCGGTACGCATCGCGATGAACGGCACTAGCCAAGCCTGACGAGATACTCCGCAGTGACGCCCTTCTCATTCTGAAAGAGCAGCCACTGGCACGGCTCACCGGCTGCCGCCAACTGCTCTTGCGCGAAAGTGTTGGTGGACTCGATGCTGCCACCGTTCCAATGCGTCAAGCCGTTGAGATACATCCGCGTTGGCGTGTGGAAGTGCGCGCCAACTGAGTAGTCAAACTCAGCGACGCTCGCTCGCCAACCGCTCAACTTCTTGCCGAAGCCGTACCAGGGGAAGCCAGCAAAGCCGCCGCCCACCTGATCGCCGTGGAAGAGAAACCATCGCTTGCCCAACACATTGTCTATGGCGTACCAGTGGCGCTCACCTTGTGTGAATGTCTCTGGCCATTCCAGTCGCTTCTCTTCGCCAACCGCCATCCGCGCGATGCGATACATCATCGCGTCCGCGTTGCTCTCTGGTCTGAAGGTTCCCTTGCGTCCGAGTCTGCCGTGGTTGCCGATGACACCGACCACCTTGACCTTCTCAAAGTGTGCGAGCATCTCGCGCACTAATCGAGCAAGCGCCTCTGCCGCGCCAAACATCTGCGAGTAGAGACCTGAGTCAATCAGGTGCGCCTGTCCAGGGAAGATGTCCTCGCCTTCCACGAGGTCGCCGAGTAGATGGATGTGCAACTCACGCACTGGATGCGCCGTGCGCTGAATGTCCACGAGTCGCTTCACCTTCTCGCCAAGTTCCCTGACTCGCACCGCTGCGATCTCGCTGTTGTAGGTCGGTGTGATCTTTCCCCACTGCCAGTCGCTTACCAGCAGGATGGCGTGTTCAGGTTCTCCCTTGCGCTTGTCTGGCTTCGGCGCTGCGACCTTCTGAATGTTCATCCCCAGTGCCGCATCCTTTGCCGCCTGGAAGACAGCCTCAACCAGTTCGCCGGTTGCCTGCTCACGCTTTGCCAGCGCACGCAGCGCGCGGCCGTGTGCCGCCTTCAGTTCTTGCAGTTCATCCGCTTTCAGGAACTCGCTCAAGTCTTCGGACATTTGCAGTCTCCCCTCCTGTGGCGTGCGATGTTGTAGTAGGTCCAAATGTGACCCCTCAACTCGCACCATTTCTGGATTGCTTTGGAAGTAATAGAGGCTGACGCAAGCGCCGCATCAAGCGACACTCGATCAGCCTCTGAAACTTCCAGCAGTTGGTATCCGCAACGCGGACCCCTGACTACATCTTGCAGTTCTCTGAACTGCGCTAACGGATCGTCCATTTGTCCTCCCCTAACGCGGCGCGACTACTCGCCGCAAGGCGAGAGTGAAGCCTCCTCAGGCTGCTGTCAATAGCCTACTTCTTGCCGTTGATGCCGTAGTCAGTCTGACTTGGGTCAAGCGCCTTGACGATGACCGCCAAGCCTGAAGCCAATCCAGCGGACAGGAGTGTGCGGAAG